TGATTAGGTATAAAGGCAAACTCATCCAAAAAAATAATGTTGAAAGACATACCTCGGACTGCACTAGCAGAGGTAGACGCAGCCAAGATTTTAGATCCATTTTCTAACTCCATTGATCCTTTGTTATATGTTATGATACCTTGCTGCATCCACATAGGCAGCTGTTCATAAGCAAGTTGTAATCTTCCGAGCAAGTCTCTAGCAGTAGATAACTTGTTGGCAAGAATACCAACGTTCACGTTGTCATTGAACAAGACATAGTGAAGTAGATAAGACACACACGTAGTGGACTTACCAGTCTGTCGAGGAAGTTTTGCAATGTTAAATCTGTGCTTATGGAACTTTTCGATCAACTCCTGTTGAAAGTCCCACATTTTAAATGGCACGATACCTTCATCAAGAGATATAATCTTGATGTAATTCATCGCAAAGTAAACAGGATCCTCTTTACACTTAAGGTATTCGGATATCTGCTCCTTGGTAAATTGTATTTCAGCACCAACCTTCTTAAGATTGGGATTGCCTAAGTAAAAATCTGTAGTATTAGTCGGCATGCGTTACTTGAAACTCTTCAGCTTCCTCTTTGGTTGGGAACCAATATAGGTGCCTATGTAATTGTAGAGTGAATTGATGTGTCACAGGATCTTGTCCTATTACACCTTCGTAATCAATCCAATCAGTGTTTAACCGATCCTCTGGTACTTCGCTCATGACTGAACTCCTCCTGCTTTAGTTCATATTGTAGCATGGATTTCAAAACTTTGGCACGGCCAATGTCTCGAAATGCCTCTACAACACGGAGTTCAGATTTTAATTCGTCTATTCTAGTCTTCATGATCAACAGTTCCACGCTCTTAGAGATTTGTTTATCCTACTATCTGGATCAGATGCAGTCTTTTTAGAAGTAAGTTTCTTCTTCATGCCTTTCATTCTAGCACAAAAACTCGCTCTTCGCTTGTTACCTTTCTTTTTAGATGGTGCTTTTAAATCAGAACCAGGATTTTCTTTTTCATAAGACTTCCTCCCTTTCTCATTTAAACCACCTTCTTTATTCTTGCCAGATTTCTTTGTCCATGCAGCACCTTCTCCCAAAGGTCCTCCCATAGCAGGTGGTAAGTTACCTGCATCATGTTTGTCTTCATCATTTACTTGGTTCTTTTTCTTTTTAGAACCTTTCTTTGCTTCATCCATGAACGTAGCAAATTCTTTGACACAGTTCGGTACTGACTTACCGCCCTTCATCTTAGTTCCCTTTGCTTTATAACCTTTCCAACAGGAAGGTTTGTCGGGATCTCTACCAATGTTCTTCTTTGCTTGTCTCAAAGATTCTGTTGCTAATACAACAGGTCCGTCACTTGGATCGGATTCATGATACTTGATTACCTTACTATTTGGGTAGATACTTTGAGCGATACGCTGTGCTTGTGGTCTCTGAAGTTTTTGTAACTTAGATCTAAAGACAGTGATATCATATTCTCTACCTCTCCACACAATAGTGAGAACGTAGTACCTTCCATACATTGTAGGTATTCTTGTAGTCATCCCGTCACCGCATTGTTATCTTTGTCATGACGCTGATACGCTGCAGGAGTTCTAGTAGTATTGTTAGTATTCCTTGCTTGGTATGTACCAGGTGTTCTCGCAGTATTGTTAGTATTACGAGCTTGATAGTCAGCGTTAAAGTTTTCGTAAGTGACTGTACTCCAACCCTCATTACCTGAGAATTGGTTGACCGTAGTCTTTCCTGGTTGAGGATCTACTGGGTCACAGTCTTTGTCGTTTCTTTGATATGCCATAAGATTATTTATCTTTTTTCTTAGATGCGTCTTTAAGCATCTTTTGAAGATCAGCAGTACTACCAACAAACAAAGAGTTGTTAGTCACTACCTTTTTAGCACTCTCTTCTTTGACATTTTTTTTGTCCTTCTGTAGTGCCATAAGTTTGTCTGCCACATCACCTACGTGTTTGATGAGTTGTCCAGCAACTTCGTATGCTCTAGGGTGATCAGAAGACATAGCCAAATCAAGAGCACCGTTGACAGCTTCTTGTCCTTTATCCACCAAGGCGTAAAGGTTTCCTCGTGCATATTCATAGTCGTCTTGTACCTCATCTTTAGCATTCACCTTTTTAGGAGGTGCTTTGACCTCAGGTTTGGGTGTCACCTCTGATACTGTTTCTACAATATCAAATGCTTTGTCTAGTTCGTTACTCATAATAAGAAGTGCTCTCCGAGAATCCAAAGTCATCACCACTAGTTAGTAGTGAATCATCTGTCGCATCAATTAGATCAACAGGTGTACCTGATACTGCAGCTGCAGCAGTGGTTCCATTCTGTGCTCTACGAACAGATAACTTGTTCGGTGATGTCTTACTCTTGACATACATTACTTCATTACCTATCTCAATATATGATTGAGTAGGAATGTCGCTATAGTCTACTACCTCAACTGAGAGGTTCCTTGCGGTGATAGCACCTGCAAGTTCTGTAGTACCGTCCTTGTTTTTGTCGGTAAGTGCTTTTGGTGTGACCTGATACTCAACCTGTCTGGTTGCTGTAGCAGAAGGCATAGTAGTATAGATATCTGCTTTTGCTTTCTTGATAGGTCCTTGAGTTCCAACAGGTCCGAAGATGTAAGTCTTACAAGTAAAGCTCATGGTGACTAGAGTAATCTTTCTGTCATCAAAAGATCCTTCATAGTCATCACTGTAATTGATGCTATTCAATATAATAGGAATGTCCCTATAGTCTTTCATCTCATCAACCAACTTAATAGTCATCTGATATGACGGTTGGAAGATGGGAACTATCTGTTCTAGGATCTCTAGACTTTCATCATTAGTCTTAGATATGACATTTAATTCAAAGTCTATATTATATGGTACAGGAGTGTACTGTCTTCTTACAGTATCCTTATCACCAGTTTGCAAATTCATTGTGATGGGAGCAAGTTTCCTAGCACTATCATATGATATCCCTGTCATCTCAAATGATAAACGGGGAACTGTGATCGCAACCTTTTGGTTAAGGTCTGCCTGTTGTTCTAGTCTTGCTAAAAATTTCTGTCGAGGACCGTACGCTAGAGGTACTTTCAACCTACTGTATATGGTTCCGTCTGTTTTTTCCTTTCGGCATTCTATGTTATTGAAGAGTGTTCCAAATCCTATGACGCACTTTCTAATAATCTTGTTGTATGTGTATGCACCTAACATTATAAGTTACCTGCTATTCCAAATGGGTTTCCTTCACTGAAGTCTAATATATCATCAGCAGCTGTTTCAAAAGTGACAGCTTCAGAGTATTTAGGATCTGCAGTTGCCATCTCGTCCCTACTATCTAGCACAATTGTAGCCCCAGACTCTGAACCAACTATAGATTCACCTATTGTAAATGTACCAGTTGGGGACTTCAGTTTGACCCAACCTTCATTTGCATCCCACTCTACTAGGTTTGCAGTAGTTCCTGTAGTGCTGCCAGTGACTGTTTCAGGCACAGTGAACGCTCCTGATATTCCAACTGGTGCAGCAGAGAACGTTGCAGTAGCAGATGTATATCCAGTACCACCGTTATCAATATCAACTAATCTAACACTCTTATACCCTGAACCACCATTGACTATATTCAATGAAGTCAATACACCATTGGTAAAAGTAGGAAGTATAGTTGCAAATCTACCAGGACTATCTGGGGAACTAACAACCAGTGACACTCTGTCCTCATCATAGTTAGCACCACCACTGACAATATTGACAGATCTAATCTCACCCTCTTTAACTGTTGCTCTGATAATAGCAGATGCTGTTGGTGATCCACCACTCAAAGTAATGTTAGCAAGATATGCTGTTGCTGTTGCACCACTACCATCTCCACCGATAGTAACTGTAGGTGCTTCGTTATACTTAGATCCGTTTTGATCAATGTAGACTTGATCTACAACTCCACTTAGTAATGTTGGAGTTCCAGTAGCAGTAGTACCGTTGATAGGCAAGTAGTAATGCTTGACAGTATAACCGTAATCGACAAGATCCTCGTCGCTGTCAAAGACATCTCCTTGCTCGTCACTGTACTCGAATAGTTCTGCTTTAAGTTTATAGACATAACCTTTACCTAACTGGTAGAATGGTTCTTCATGCTCTACAAATTTTATCTCAAAGTAATTGCTTGTTAGTGGGAAATATATTAGATCACCTTCTTGTGGTCTCTCAGGTGCTTTGTAATCTGGATCTAGTAAAAGGAATTGAGATATAAGATCTGAAAATCTCTGAGCAGAGATAACCATAGTTATTTCATCTGCCTGTGCTACACCAAACTTGGTAAGTAAATCACCTGCACCTTGGAACCCATCAGGGTTTTCTAGATATGCTTCTATAATATATGCATCATTAAACTCACCGATAACTTCCTCATTAAAGACACCATCAGTCTGCATGATCTCTCTAGGGCAATAGAGTATATCCATCCCAAACATTTTGAGATGTTCTTCTACTAAATTCTGTAGTAAGAACTGTTCGTTCCTAGTACCATGTGTGAAGTAAGTGGATCTTGCCATTAGCCAATCATATCCATAGGCATAGTCTCATAGACTGTGAGCATTTCTTCTTCTAACTTTGCTACTTTCTCTTTGCCTTCGTTGTATATAAACTCTCCGTTCATAGTAATTCCACCTGGTAACTGTGCTCCTTGGAACTTGATTAGGTTAGCACCCCACTGTCTTTGAACCAATGCAGACACATATCTCTTCATCCATATGTCATTATACACATCAGTATCTGCGGTAGGATCTACAGCACGATAGCATTCTAGAACTAAGAAATCATCTTCTTTAACATCAGTCTTCCAGTCTAGATCCAAGTAAAGTTTGTTTCCTCTCAACTGGAACCTAGTTTGTTTCTGTCCTTCTAGTAAGAAATATATGTCTTCCAATCTACGGTTGACCATCTCATAGGTCAAAATTTCTGTGTTCGTTAAATCCCAGAGGTCATTTAATCTCCACTGATACCTTACATCAAATAGGTTTGTTACGTTCTTAGATACAAATGGGAATACCTTAATGACACTAGTGATATGATCAGGCATCTTCACATAGTTATTCTGCTCTAGGTAAGAGACTGGTAATGCATTGGACGTACCAGATGCAATAGTAGTAGTGTTATCAGTAGTCATGTTGGTAAGCATGTCTAAAGTCCACTTAATTTTTACGTGGGTTCTGATGTAACCATCACTATTTCTTTCATTGTAAAACTGGATAGCATCATCTACTAGATCATCTATCTGATCATCTTCTATGTTTATTTCTAGGACTGGAGCACCATTTTGACGTAGTGCATAATCTATAAGTCCCTGCCTTGTTGAAGCTTTAGCCATGTTAGGTAGGATTAACGTTGAATCTAATTCTTACATAATATGTAGTATTAGAACTGAGGTTTACAGCACCTGGTAGTGTGTATTGTGTTAAGTTTGTTGAGTTACCAAGAGATTGGTGAACGATTGTGCTGAATGCAGACGTAGTAGCAAACTGCCAATCACTAGATGAATGCTGATAACCACTCTTCAATTGGATTGGATCAACATTGATTGTTGGGTTGAATGCTGGTGTGATAGTCTGAATGTCTGGTTGATCTACAAATGGTGTTGTGAAAGTGACTGCTGCTGTATAAGCACTCTCTAGACTAGAGTTATCTCTGAACTTAACCTGTACAGAGTATGCTTTATCAAACTCAAGTGTGCCACTTGGTACAGTTAATGATGTTAAATTACCAGTATCACCACCAGCAAATGTCTGAACCGTATCATATACTGTCACGTTATCCGCAACTCTTCTAATTCTCCAGAAACTAGAGAAGTGAGTTGATCCTGCATACTCAGAAACAAATGCTGATGTACTGATGACAGGTTGTCTTGACAGAGTCTTAGTTGTATCTGGATCAATAAATGGAGTTACTGTTGCAGGTGCTGATACGAATTCTGATTCATTTACTGTTAGTGTTGCAGCACTAGAAGTAACAGTGGTAGCAGCTGCGTTAGTTAATATACAACGGAATTGTTCTGATGGTGATGTTGGATATGTTGTTGCAGGTGTTGTGTAAGTTGCTGCGTTTGCACCATTGATAGCATTAAATGAAACTGCATTGTCAGTAGATTTCTGCCACTGGTATGAGATTACATCACTAGTAATCTGTGCTCCAATATTAAATGTTGCAGTGCCACCCTCAATAACAGCCTGTGACTGTGGTTGAGTTTGAATTGTTATGACACGTAAAACAGTTAATACTGCAAAGTTAGAAGTTATATCTGCAGCAGAACCAACAAGAGATGTTACACAACGATAACGATCACTGCCATCATTAGCATATACTAAGGTTGGAGTTGTATATGATGCACTGGTTGCTCCACCTACAGTCACATAGTTTACTCCACCATCATCAGATCTTTCCCACTGGTAGGTTGTAGATCCACTACTTGTAGATGTGGTTACTGCAAAGGTTGCAGTTCCACCTTCATTAGCAGTAGCGTTTGATGGTTGTGCTGTAATAGAGAATGTTCTTTGGACTGTTAAGGTAACAGCATTGGTTGTTGCAGGAGTTGAAGCACCCACTGCACTGATCACACAACGATACTGATCGCTATGATCTACAGCATATGTTGTCGCTGCAGTTGTATATGAAGCAGAGGTTGCTCCACCAACTGATGCCCAAGCACCACCACCATCATCAGATTTCTCCCACTGATATGTGACGCTAGGTTCATGAGCAGATTGTCCACCTGCAGAACCTCCTCCACCACCACTAGGAGTATCAAACTGGTCTGTCTCGAATGAAGATGATGCAGCATTACCACCAACAGGTGACATAGTAACACCACCAAGTGTTGTGAATGTTGCTGTTTGAGTTTCATCAACTGTTGCATCAGATGGTTGTGATGATACTACTACCGCAACGGTTTCTATTTGTAATGTAGCAGCATTAGATGGAACCTGTGTTGCACCTGGTGCTGAAAGTAAACAACGATATTGATACCCATCTTCTGTTGTAGTTAATGTAGCAGTAGTATATGTTGCTGTTGTACCACCAGTTCCTGTGGATACATTAGACCATGAAGCACCAGAAGTTATTGATACTTGCCATTGGTATGTGATGTCACCTGCATCATTATCAGATGTAGTAGCAGTAACACCAAAACTTTCTGTACCACCTACAGCACCAGTTGTATTAACTGGTTGTGCAGTTATACTAATACTTCTTTGTACTAAGTTTTGAACAACACTACTGATTACGTTTGATGCTCCTGAACATGAGAGTACACAACGATAGTAGTCGCCATAGTCAGCGTCATATGTTGTAGCACCTGTAGTATATGATGCTGAGGTAGCTCCACCTATTGCAGCGTAGGTTACTCCATCTCCACTCTCAGATTTCTCCCAAGCATATGTGACAACTGCAGAATCTGCAGTACTAGCAGCAACTGTAAAGGTAGCAGCAGCTGGTGCCATAGGTTGTTGATTAGTTGGTTGATTGCTTATAGTAATAACTCTGAATACTGTTAGAACAACTGCATTAGTATAAGATGCTGCAACAGAAGTACTAGTTTCCATCTTACAACGGAACTGATAATTATTCTTTAAAAAGTCATCATCAACAGTTAGAGTGTTAGTAGTTGCTCCACTATATCCACCACTGTTAGCAACGTTAGACCAACCTGCACCACCGTTACTTGAGAACTCCCATTGGAATAGGATTGTAGATCCATCAGAACTAATACCTGATACAGGACCGAAGGTAGCAGTGTTGCCAGAACCCGCTTCAACACTCGTTGCAGTTGGTTGCTGTGTGATTGTAACTAGAACACCAGTTCCAGTTGTTGTAAAGCTATATGATTGTGCGTTTCCTGTAGTGTTCTCAGTTACAGTGAAGTTGAATGATGTGTCAAGATAATCTGCTGTAACTGTTCCACTTAAAATACCTGTTGCAGTATCTAATCCTAGTCCAGACGCTGCAATACTATCTCCACTGAGAGTATATGCTTCAAACGTTGGTTCTGATGCAAAGGTCGTACCACTCAAACCTAAGTCAATACTTACAGAAGCACCATTAGCAAATGGACCACCAATACTACCTGCACCAGTTGCCCAAGTTACATTGGTATCAACAAAGGGGAAGAATGCACCACGCTTAGTGGTTAGTGAAGGACCTGTTCCTGAATAGTCAAAGTCAACACCACTATCTAATGGATAGTAAACTACATTAGTATATGTACCAGTACCTGCAGCTTCCTGTGTGTCGGTTTGAGATCTTAAAGTTACTGATCTAGCAACAACACCATCAATACTTTCATGTGTTTTACTTTCAGGATCTACAAGTGCAAGATAGTTTCCAGTACCACCACCAGTTGTACCAGCTGTAGCATTAGTTGTGTTCTGAACCGTAATAGTATTATTGACAGCATTCTCTGCCTGAATAGTTAACCATCCACTTTGTGATAATCCAGATACATCTATACCACCAACGGTAATTCCACCACTACCACCAGGTGCAGATGAAACTGTGATAGTTCCATTCATTGCATTATGTGCAGAACATTGATAGTAGTATGTTCCTACTGCACTTGGTACCCATGATACTGTTGCAGTTCCTGTAGATCCTTGGTTAGTAGCAGTTGGTGAGGTTACTTGATTGCCAGTTCCAGTTCCTTGTACACTCTTGATATAAAATGGATGAGAACCACTGACAGCTGATAGATTGAAATTAATAGTATCCCCAACATAGACAGTGACACCTGCATTGTTACCACTAACAGCACCATTTCTATCAGTTCCACTTAGGGTGTAGTATGACGCACTAGGTGCAGTCGTTGTTATATTAAATGTTGAAGCAGCAGTTCCACCAGCACCTGCAGTAGATCCAGTTGTTCTTAACTGACATTTTTTACCTACGTTACCTATGAAGTGCGAGTTGTCTGCAGGATCAAACTTAACTACAAGGAATGAGGATCCAGATAAAGTTTCATATGGGTTGTCTATAAGTCTTCTATCATCAATACTATTAGTAGGATAGTTTGCTGTTGCACCTCTTGTTATATCTCCAGTGACTCCACCAGTTCTCATAAAGGTCTTAGCAAGACCAGGTAAATTATTTGTAGTTAATGTATATCCATTCTTTCCACACCATGCAGCAATGATACCTGCGACTAAAGGACCTGAGAATGATGTACCTGCAATCGTCTGATAGTTTGCAGCACTTGTGTATGGCGTATTAGCAGTCCAGTCATATGCTGGTGTAAGCAATCTGGCACCTGGTGCTACTGTGGTTACACCTGCACCATAGTTGGAGAAGTCTGCCCACCTGTCATTATATTCAGATGCACCAACAGATATCTTATTCTGGTTAGTATCTGTATAGTTGACACCACCATTGGTATTGTCAGAATAACCTGCAGTTCTAGTACCTGCAATCATCTTACCTTGTATAGGTCCTGCAAATGCATCACTAGCATTCTTAAAACCGTTACCAGCTGACCTGACTATAATCAGATTTTTTGTACTAGCAATAGTACCCTCGATGTCATCTAGGATCTCTTCATCAGTACCACTGTCATCACCACTGTCGTTTAGTTCAACATATGGATATGACTCTGTAGGAATGGTAGGTCCGAATGATGAGTTGATTACAGCTGGACGATTATTACCTTTATAATTGGCATTACCACTATCATTATGATCTATGACTGCCTGATAAGCACCTAGGATATCAGTGTAACTACCTGATAACCCACTGTTAAAACACTTAAGTGCATAGATTTTGGCGTTCCTACTTATACCAGCCGTTCTTCCAGCTGACATAATTGCACAATATGTACCGTGTCCGTTGTCATCTTCGTTAGTTGCGTAAGGACTTGTGTACCCAGTTACTTCAAAGACTCTATAGTTCTGTTGCTCTGAAGTACCATTTAAGTCAGATACGAAGTCTGGATCATATAGCTCAGGGTGAAGAGCTGCGTTGTTACCTGTTGGTCTACTTGCTCCACGCACACCTGTGTCAAGAACGTAGATATCTACACCGTCTCCTGAATGACTGAAACTAAATTGTCCGTTTAAATATTGCCTGTCTTGTTTTGAAATTCTATCTAGATGCCAATAGTCATGAACGTTGATTGTACCAAACCTATCTGGAGCAGCACCAAATCGTCCCATTCCACTGTGAGCAGTACAGTAGTAATAAAGAATAGATGGTGTAGATGTACCAATAACTATTTCTACTTGTGCACCTGCCTGACCTGGTGTACCAGTTGCAGTAACACCTGTAGTCATTTGACTACCACCAGAGGTATGAGGTCCGTCTGGGTCTACTGAAAATCTTAATGGATGAGTCGCGTTTGAAGGGTCTGACTGATCAAATGTATAAGTGGATCCTTGTAGGAAACCAGTTTGATTATTATATCTTGAGTATGTACCACCTGCACTTGCTGAGAAGGTATAGTAGTTAGATCCAGAAATATTCTGCACCTTTACAAATATGGTACCACCACCACTACCTGTTAAATTTCTAGTATTTGATTGGGCGTTTGTTTCACCAGTATTATTTAAACTGGTTGACCCACTAGTCTCAACTGTTAACGCACCTGTATCTACAGGATCAAGAGAAAACTTATCTGCTTCATCCCATGATACTTTCTTGACAACCGAAAGAGCTCGTAACTTCTCGATCATGCCAGTAGAATACTTCTCTGGACAATCGAACGTTATGATTGAAAAACTTCTATAGGATGTTACAAAGGTTAGATATCCATATGTTTTTAGGATCCCTGCAACTGCTGAATCCAAACTATATCTATCAGCTACCCTGACGACTACTCGCTTCATTAGTATTGACACTATTATCCTCAGATCTATTTAGTCTCGAAAACCTATAGACAAAAAAATACCCGAAAAATTTTTTCGAGTAAAATGGAATCTATAAGTGAATTTTCTATTCTGTCTGAGCCAACAACTTCTTTATCTCCCCTTCGGTAGGTTGCTTACCCATCCTTTCTACTGGTTTAGCGAACTTGAGATCGTGCTTCTGGTCAAATTGAAACTTCATTCTGAGGTGTGTCTTATCTCTTTCAACTATAATGTGATAGTACTGTCCGTAGACATTACTACTAAGTCCTATTGCAATAATAGGTCTCTCGTTGTAGATATCTCCCACTTTGTAGGGACAAGTTTCCATAGTCCCATCAAAGTCAACATGAAACTGATAGGAATCTGCATGCTCCTGTTTGCGGAGTTCACTTGATGTTCCTATTGATGATGCTTTATTCTGTAGGGGCATTGATTACTGTTTCTGGCTCTGGTTGCTTCAGTGTCATCTGTAATGCTTCAACAGCACCTTCCAATCTTAGCACTTGCTCTTTACGAGTACTAAGTTGCTTTTCAAGGTCAGATATAATTCCCTTTTGTTCTTTTAATTGATCGGTGAAGTCCTTCACCATTGTCTCAGCGTCCATGTTTTAGAATGATAAGTGTACTATTTAGTGCAGAAATGCATTGAAGGTTAGACGGTTTGTATCCCATCCACTCTGTTGGAAGTATGGTGAATGCCATAGTCTTCCTTCATATACTAGCAGAGAATTGAATTCATGCTTCTCAACATGATACCTCTCCCAGTCCTTAGTTTTGTATTGTGATGGATCAAAATTAACAAAGGCATTGACTTTGTTAGCAAGTCTAGAAGTTCTATAGTTCTTGTCAGAGGAGACATACTCCTCTTTAAACTCTTTACTTCTCCAGAATGCAGTGCCCGATGAAGTCTCCATCAACTCTTCATCGAAATTTAATGATAGAACAGCAGCATAGTGAGTGTCATCAGTATGCGGTGCTAGACTACACATTCTACATTTCTCCTGTACCTCATACATTTGAAATGTAAAGTGGGAGAACTCTGGTTGGAGCATAATTTTCTTATCAGCTTCAAAGTAAGTTGCCAATAAGAACTTGAAGTTAGGGTAGAACTGATTTGCTATGTGTCCTAACTTGCACACATAACCAGGTAGATTAGAAAATTGACCACTAACTGTATTAACATAATCAGTTGCTAGTGCATATGCTCTTACCTGTTCTGGGTTCTGAAAGAAATTTTTGATCTTAATGATCCTATTCTTTGCATTACCAATATGCAATTGCTCAATTTCCCAGTCCTTAGGGTGATGAGTTTGCAATAACTCAGGATTTATTACCTTCATTTTTTAAATACACCTAACTTAGTTAGTAACCATAGTGTAACTATAGTCCAACCTATAACATACCATGCACTCATAATCCGTTCCCACTAATGTATTCTTTTACTCTTTCATCCTTTTGTAGAACCATAACATGAATTCCATTCCACCAGTGGACTGGACTTTCTATGACACTACTTAGGATCTTTCTTTCAAGGTAACACTGTAAGTTGTTCTCTTGAGCCCATGTTACTGCTCCCTCTACCACACCATCAAAGTTGGCATCGTCAACAACAAGTATAAACTTGTCATCCATGAAGGGTAGCAGATGATTAAGATTGTTCATCTGTTGCATCATATCATGGTTTGCGTCATAAAACAAGATGTTGGGTTTACTACCTTCAAAGTCTTCTTCAGTTAGTTCGTCCACACTTGCTTTAACAAATGTAGCATTACCATTCTCATACTTTTTCCAGTTAGTAACTAAGGTATCGTATGGATTACCACACTCAGTCCACTGACCACGATCAACTATAGGTTTAACATTGGGTTCTGAGAAGTCATCTACACCAAAACACTTTGCTTTATTACCCATGGTAGCAGCAAAGAACGTACTACCAATGAAGGTACCAAGTTCAAGATAGACTGCATCATCATGAGAACAAAGACTATTAAGGAAATGTCTTATCCTATTCGAGGACAGTCCTTGAATACTATATTTGTCTGGTATAAAATTAGATGTGTTAGTATTACCAGCGATTATAGCATCCAATACTCTCTGAGTATAATCATCAACTGTAGTTGGTCTACCTTGTTTCTTGAGGTGTGCATTGACAACGTTCTCACAGTAGTTACAATCCCAACAGTCAAAACCACATGTCTTTATCTTTTCTCTCCATAGAGCAATAGGACTATCTGGTACTGCAAGATCTTCCATGTACTCCGTAAATTCACCTGTTACCAATTCATTTTCAGATGCCCATGCTTCTATCATTTGCATAGATTCCATTAGTTTCATGGCATTTTCTCTACCATGCATCTTGAATACATCTATACCTAGGTCTAAGAACTCTTCCCAATCCTCTCTCCAAGGAGGTAGGTTAGCTGACTTTAGAGCATGAGAGTTATCTTCTATATCCCATAGTGAACAAGAGTGGGTACTGATAGGATCATTGAAATACTGAGGGGTCATCTCTGTCCTTGTATTATTAAAATGGTAATGCTCATCCATCATAGAACAACCACCCCAACAACCCTCGTTAGTTAGAATGGATAACTCTACAGGTTTACCTATCTCAGCACAATATTCTTTTGCTTTCTTTATCTTCTTCAACGCTTCCTTATCTCTCATCAAATCTCTATCTAGATTGATGTAATGAAAACCTGCTTTAGCAAGAGCTACTACTTCATTTGCCTTTGTGACATTCCTAAGTATAGTATTCTTGATCTTTAGTTCTGGAAATTCTTTCTGCAATATACCAGTGCTAACCCAACTGGTATGTGGTATGGTTGCAATCTTGATACCTTGATCATACAACTGACCAAAGTTCTTTACGAACAGGTCTAGATTTTCTAGGTCTGGTCTAATGTATATGTTATTGAATGTAGCAGACAGTGGTATGTCACCAGCATCTTCTGATATTGCTTTCGCATTATAATACAATTGTCTTACATCACCTTGAAATACATCACCCATTGAGTCTTGAGTGAAGGGTGGCATACGACAGGTAAAATATAAGTCGCTAATATAATCTTTATATGTCTTCAACCAAGGTACAAAAACCGTGTCTGCATACTTGGAATCAATCTTAGGATTAATTGGAAGACTGAAGACGGATTTTCTCTTTGGGGATTTCATGTTTCACTTCAGGTAATGTGGGCACCTCTGGGAGGCGGTCAGTTAATTCCGAACCATTAATTTGTGGTGGTGAGAACTTATCACCATTGAGGAGACCATTGCAGGTACCCTCCATTTGCTGTGTCATGTGTTGGACACCTGCACCTATCAGTGCAGAATGATGCACTGCACCAGATAGGATGTTGACTTGATCTTGCTCAGGTAGATTCATAATTGAATCCATGTTACCTGCACCAAGACGACCAAATGCAATTATATCACATGCAGCCTGTTTTGCCATTCTACTCTGCCAGTACTTCCTATCTTCTTCCTCATTGGTAACAAGATAGTACTCTATACCTTTTGATCTATCTACATTCTCTTCAAGTTCCGCTACAAAGACATCCATTTCTTTGTTGACTGTCTTTAGTTTCTCTACGAATAGAGATCTGTCATAATCTGACTTATCTATTTCTAGTTGTATCAGTTCTTGTTCAAGGTCATCTTCAGTTGCATTCAAGTCTCTCAACAACATCCGTCTATTGATCTCGTTTTTCTTAAGACTATACTCCACTTCCACACGAGTATTATCCCTCGTCTGGAGTTCGAGAAGTGCTTGCTGCACTTTCTTATATGGTGTTATTTGTGAACCAACTACAAAATTCTGGTTTTGGTATTTCGACTGACCGCCTTCTAATTTGTAAGCAGCTTCAACCCAAGTCTTTTTATTTCCTTCTAGGTTTTGCCTACAGAGTGCATCAGAATCCGAAAGTGCCATATGCTAAATCTCCATCAAGTCGCTTTTCATTTTCATCAATTCGGCCAAGTTTCTGACCTTGCTTGATTGGCATACCAACATTCAAGTAGTCTTCGTACAAGATGTTCATATCCCACATATTTTCACAGTTTCTAAACTGGGAACGTATCGCATGATATTTGCCTAATAATGAGGCGTAATCTATAAGGTATTTATCATGGTTTTTGAGAACCCTTTTTACAAGTTCTGCCTTCTGCATACCTCTTGTCATGCATAATATATCTAGGAAAGGAGTTTTAGCTTCCTCACTCTCCTTGTATTTTCTTGCTTCTTCAAGTTGGTATACCCAACTCTCAGACTCTACGTCACAGCAGTTCTTAAAGTTCTTGAACCTAAGATCAAACTCATGTTCAATAACTAAGATTGCTTGCTTCTTCATGAACTGCACAGCAAGATTTATATGTTCAGGTACAGTCTTTTTCTTTACCTTCTCATAGTCTAAAGATCCATCATCTTGCATCACAGCTTCATAGTCTTTGAAGTGTGAGCGTATCTCACCTTGGAACTTAACTCCAGTAGTGAATTCTTTTTCATCAAGTTCAACGTACCTTCTGAAGGTAGACTTGACAGTCTCGAACACAAGTTTATTCATCTTGATGGTTGAGACGTTATAAAAATTGAACAACGTAAAGTATGATGTCTCGTGTGGTTTGATACCAGCAGTTCTAAGAGCATCTTCGTGGATCATCATATAGATGAAACCTTCCTTGATACGTTCTTTATCTTTTATAAACTTCTTAGTCTCAAGTTCTAGTGGATGTTGCGGTTCGTATTTTGGACGTAGGAAATCCTCATCCTCAATAAGATCGGATGGAATTCTTTTCTTCCATTCAACATCAAAAAGTTTTTCTTCTATGTAGAGTTTGTTATCAGGCATTTTCTAGAGCAGTAATCCTATCCTTCATGGCAGTGATTTCTGCCTTAAGGTTTTCAATGGTGACATCCTGTTGATCTTGCTTTATCTTTGATGCAAGGTCTGTATTAAAAAACATCTTTCTTGCATCTCCTGTGTTTTGTTCGCTCATTACTGATACCTCAATCCTGTTACTGAGAACGCACCAGTGAAACAACATCCAGAGGACTGTCCTTGGTGACCCTTAGGTTCTGCTTTAAATCCTAATACTACATCAGCATCAGTTGCATGGTAACGTTTCCATGTTCTATTGTTCTGATAGTTACCTGTACCAGAAGCATAGTTACCTAAACAATAACCCCAATCTTGACCCATTGCCATATTCTCTTCACCAGATGAAATATCTGCTTGGTTAAATGCACCACCAATAGATGTATTATTGGTATCGTTAAATTTGAGCCATGGTAGTGTAACATTGTTACTGTTACCATGATAGCAGAAACCCCACTTAGTTGACAAGTTCTTCTTCCATCCGTTACCACCCCATCCACTTAAGGAGTATGAGTTAACGGACTCGTTACTAAATTCTACATATCTTGAGTTACCTGTGTCACCAAATAGATGACATCTATACTGTCCTTCAGATCCAGTAGCACCTGAGTTACTGAAACCATTACTAAGACGAGTACACATCTCAGTGATAAAGTTCATTCTCTGAATAGATCCAGGACCACCACCTGAGGTATATCCTCTCTGTGTTGTTTGTCCTGATGCAGAACCTGGGTCATCAGTACCATCCCAAGTATCCATTGAAGCACCGATACTATCTGGAGTAGTGTTGTATGCATCACTGTGGCCAGGTGTTCCGTTAGGACCGAATGTTCTGTTAGTTCCTGTGTGTAGGTTGACACTAGATACTGAAGCACCACTACCACCGTAGGAGTTTACAGTACCATAGACATATCCGTTGAAGTCACCAAAGTTTCCGTCAACATATGATGCTGCTCGGTCTAACTGGTCACCACGAGAGATTGTAATATCTGTTGCGTTGTAGCATTGGTTAACTGATCTCCATGGGTTTGATCCTCTGTAACCACCAACTAAGAAAGAGTGTGTGAATATACTTCTATATCTAAAACTTGAACCGACTGTTATATTATACTGCGAACCGTTGTAGTCATACCAACTACCTGTTCCTGAGTAAGGAAGGTAATCACCTGAACCAACTGTAGGGTTCTGTCCACCTGCACCAGTTGTTGTAGAGGGAGATGAGTTGTAGTAACCAAAGTTATTGTTACCACCTACATCGCCTTCCTCAGCAAGAGTGGTTCCCCAGAAAGCATTCTCACCATCAGACATTAAAATACCACCCGCAGTCTTAGGACTTTGAGTGGGTAGTGTTTCAAAAGCAACTCCGTTCTGCAACAAAGTACCAGTGAAGTTTATATCACCAGTGACACTAATATTCTTCGGGATAGAGATCGTGCTCCCCGAAGTAGTTAGAGTATTTACTTGTGCGGTTCCAGAATTTAACTGAGACATGATTTAGTCCTTAGGATAAGCTTCCTTAATATTTTTTATTGCTGTATAGAATTTACTCTTACCTTGTATATCTCCAAAGACACCTGCTTCAATATCATCAAAGAGGTTTCCTAACTGCTGCTCAACCGTCATATCTTCAAAGGCAAACATTCTTTTCTGTTCCCAACCAAGAGGTGTCGGCACCATACGTTCGACTTTCTGGGTATCAGGATTCCATTTAAAGTCAGGAGGGTTAGTACCTTCTTCCATGACCCAATCGTCAGGGATGTCTACCCATTTAAAATCTTCGTGACATTCAAAGCACTCTTCTTCTTCTACCACAAACTGTATAGTTTGGTTAGATGCTCTGTCTACTAATGCGAAACTCATAATCTTTATGTGTAATTGAATACGATAACTACGCCTGCACCACCGTTACCGTTGTTGTGTGCATAACTGTTTTGAGAATAATAACCATATCCTCCACCAGATCCCCACTGACCATGAGTAATCTCTTCTTGGTTGTTGGCATAATGGTGTGAAGATCCTGCCTTGTGCCAGAATGATGATCCACCACCACCTTCTCTGTTGTGACCGTGAGACATCTCACCACCACCGCCAGGTACATTAATATCACCACCAGATGCTGATCCACCAGGACCTCCCTGATATGGGTTATCGGTTTGACCACCTTGTCCACCACCTGCTGTGCAGTATGAACCGAAGGATGAAGTACCACCTGTACCTCCTCTACCTCCGTTACGGGCGTATCCACCGCCACCACCATAAGTATATCCGACTGAACCTACGTTAGAAACATCAATATATTTGATAGCAGTAGCACCACCGCCACCACCAGCTCCACGATAAGCGTTATCATTACAGCGAACACCACCGCCACCACCTGTGACATAGACAAGAACGTTACTACAGTTAGTTGGTTTACTCCATGTTCCTGAAGAACCAGAAGTAGACTTACTGTTCCATGTACCATTCTGTGATGTGTATACGTTCATCGAGATCAACGCACCTTCAATGGTGAAACTCTCGTATGAACTTCCGTTCCAGAGTTTAAATGAGCCAGAAGAAACGTCTATAACGTTACTTCCTCCTGTACTTTGGATTTGGTCAACCCTTAAAATGCCAGCCATAATTACTTTTTGTTAATTGATACTCCAGTATCCACCGCTATTTATAGTAATGGTATATCCATTATTTATAGTAATAGGACCAATGCTTTGACAGTTGTCCCCATTGTTAATGGATATGTTTTCCGAAATGTTATTACGGTTTCTCTTAATAATACCGTATGTGTCGATCCACTGCTTGTCTCCGTTAGCACGAAGTACAACAGATCTTTGACCACTTGATAAACCAACAGAGTCACTGTCGATGTTTAATCCGTTCTGTCCTCTGACTTCTACCCTGTAAGATGTCTGTGTTTGGTCACTACCTGAGTAGAATGTCCATGTACCACCGTTACCATCACATGAACCCATACTGGTATCATTGTCAGATCTCCAGTAGTAGTTGTCACCTGTTCTAAAGTATGTGTGAGAGTTGTTACCAAAGTAGAATCTTGGTTGTCCACCATCATCATTCAACCATGTGTTAACACTAGCACCCAAGTATGGAAGGTTAAGTGCAGTATAACCATCGAGTAGATCTGCGTTAAGGTTAGTACATACAGTTGTTGATGAAACACTAAGTGGTGCAGTACCAGTTGCAACAGTAGATTTAAGTTGACTGCTAGCTTCAACTGTACCACCAACCATTAGTTGTGATCCACTACCAGTGCTTACACCAGATCCTTTGTTAATGAATACTCTACCAGTTGCAGAGTAAATTGCTAACGCTGCATTTGTTTTAGCATTAGTCTGGAAACTTGTTGATAATGCACCACTAGCATTAGCAAAGTTTCTAATAGCAAACCATGACTGGTCGTTATCATCCTGACCTATCTGCCAACCTGCATCATCATCAGTGTCAGTGAATGTCATGAATGAAGATGATCCATCAGCACCAAATGTTATTCTACCGTATCCTGCTCTACCGTCTCTAAAGTCAGCAAATGCAGTAGCAGAACTAGCATTACCCTCAGCAACAATCTCAAGAGGTGAGCCAGGATTTGTATCACCAATACCTACTCTACCGCTACGGAAGGTAACGTTATTGTAGTTTAGATATGTTCCATTGTAACCGAAACTATTACTGTCATTACCAAAGCGGATGTAACCAACACTAGCACTGTTTCTACCTTGAATTGATAGAGCGTTAGTTGTTGCCTTACCTAAGTTAACACCGTTACCATCAGCAAGTTGTAATATTGAAGCACCAGTGTTCTGGAATATACCTTGGTCACCTGTTAAGTCATTGACTGTTAAGTGTCCTGATGCATCTCTACGTGCAAGTGTGTTTGCGTTAGCAGATGTTGATTGAGTAAATCCATCTACGTAGTGAGCGTCTAGCTGTGAGGAACTACCATCGTTTCCTGCATGCCACATGGTGTTACCATTAACGGTAATATCACCAGTGTTAATTCTTATAGTACCATTTCCGTTGTTGGTATTACCACCAGAAATAAGGAACTGTACATCGTACTCAGGTGCTTGTCCTGAAGAACGGAAGTCTACAGTTGGAGTTGTAGAAACAGATGCTTTACCAACCTGTAACTTAGCACCTGCAGCAGCATCACGCATTCCGATCACTGTGGAAGAACCACTAGAGATCAAGTTGGATGATGTTACAGTCCACTTAGTACCTGGGTTAGGACCTACAACATATATGTTTGCGTTGGTATTGTTACCAACAAATGCGATCGTACCAGTTATGAGAGAGTATATCTCACCTGAAGTATGTGTAAGTTCCTGAACACCTGCTCCATCAACTACGATAGAACCTATGTTGTTTGTTGCACCTACGTCAGAGTAGATAGTGTATGTACCACTATTGTTGACGTTACCACCAGTACCTGTGCTTACGTGGAAATCTGGAACGTATAATGTATACTTGAGTCCACTATCATTAAGATAGAAGTTCTCAAATACCATCTTGTCTTCACCAAGAACCTCAGGTAAGAAGATGTCACCCATAGGTTTGTTGATGCCACCCTGAGAAGCACCGAAGTTATAACCAGACTGATACCATAAACCTTGATGTGCATCTAATTTATCAGCATCCAATCCACTGCCAGCACCATCATTGAGTCCTGACCACATCTTATACCAGTTACCATATACTGCATTACCACCACTGTTACCTCTAACCCAAAGGTTATTATTATCAGTGAAACCAAGCTGAGTTGTAGCAGTACCAGTTGCTTGTCTTCTGTAAGTCATGATACCGTGTGTGGTACCACCATCATTCAGACCAGTAGCAGTATTATTTCTTAGTGCAGCACCAACACCGTCTGATGCCTGTGCAGGAGCAGGGTTTGAAGTTAGTGATGCAGACTCGTTGAATATTCTGTTTGCTTTGTCAGCAGTACCAGATATGGATATTGCATATGTGGTATTTGCTAGTCTTGCAGCAGCAAGAGTACCCTGAGTTAGGTTACTTGCATTAGTATAGAAACCTCCACCGTTACCATCTAGTAAGTCAGCGTTAAGTCCAGATCCTGGACCTTGGTCAATTGAAACCTGACCATCATTGTCAATAATAAATCCACCTTGATCTTGGTTACCAATTGCTTGGTTAGCAACGTCTTTTCTAAATCTGAATACACCGTAGTTACCATAAACAGATGCAGCTGGAGTTAAGTTATCACCTTTTTTAATATCAATCTCAATGTTACCAAAGGCACGGTTGATTGTTCCTTTGTTAGCAGCAAGTATTGCTCCATTACCACCACCAAACTCAGATGGAATTGTTATGCTAAATCCAGCAGTATATCCTGTTCCTGAGTCAGTAACCTGTGCGGATGTAATGATACCACCAGAAACTATGTAAGTAGCTCTCGCAACACCTGCGTCTGAGATGCTAACGTTACCACCTTGTAGTGGTAAGTTCTGATATGTACCGTTGGTATATCCTGTACCACCATTTGTAATTGTAATAGTATCAATGTAAGAACTATCAGTTACAGATCCACCGATGACCACCGCATCTTGTGTACTAGGTCTAATTGACTGTAGTGCATACTCCCAAGAACTATCACCACGTAAGAATGTGAAGGAGTTAGATATACCTTTATTCGCTAGTCTCTCTGGGTCAACAGTACCTGCAACGATGTTAGAAGCATCAATGTTAGTAGATGTCAACTGTGTCCAGTTAGCAATGTTACTACCAGATGTATTAATTACTCTAGTGAGATCAATAATTCGTTTCCTAGAAACGTTACCAGTAGTACTTGTTGATGTAGCAGAGGTTACTGTAAATTCATTAGCGTTAACTAGAGTGATAGCATAGAAACCATCAGCACCTTGACCACTTGTAAAGTCTAAGTATGCTAGTGCACCGTTTGCTAAGTTATGCCCACTCTCACTAACAGTAATAGTGGTACCAGTCTGACTGTATGTACCTGTTCCTAAGTTAGCGTTTGCACCATCTAGTAAGAAGTCAGAAGCGTCAAACTTAATATTGTTTGCAATGTTAATTGCTACACGTCCTTCAATCTGAGCAGCAATAACTGCATTATTGTTACTTGGTGAGGCAGGTGCTTGAACAGTTGGTTGTGTATAGTATCCAGAACCAGCGTTAGTGATAGTGACCTTGGTTACGATACCACTTGTGACGTTAGCAGTAGCAGCTGCCTGTGTACCACCTGCATCATCAGGTGCAGCAATTGTTAGTGCAAAGTCTCCAGTGTAGTCTCCACCACCATCACTGATGACGAAGTTAAATATTTGACCATCGTTGAATGCTGAAACAGTACCACGAGCAGTAGTTGTACTACCTTGTACAATTGCTCCAACACTAAATGAGAAGTTACTGTCTGGTTGGAATGCTAAGAACTGACTTTCTAAGTCATTCTCCAAGATGTATGAAACCGCAACACCATCAGTTGTGAATGTATGAGTACCAGTACCTTGACCACTTAAAGTTATAATTTGGTTGTTGGTTGCATTAGACTTGGTAGTTGCAAGTTTAACAGTATTGTCATCAACCTTAATAACGAAGTACTTGGTGTTAGTCGATAGACCACCGATTGCAGTAGTACCTTGTGTGAATGTTAATCCATCACCAGTGTTTGCTCCATGAGAAGCAATGGTGATTGTATCGGCACCTGTGTTAACAGCTGCAGGTGCAACACTGAATGATGTAGCAGTTGTTTGGATAGCAATGTCACCAGCTTGTGCGTTCTCAATTGCAAGTCTTTCTGCTTCAGATGTAACAGAGGTAATATTGAATGGACGTAAAGCAGGTATCTGGTCAATGTTGATCTTACCTGAAGATGTTAACTGAACCAGTGCAGATGGAACTGCGTTTGTTGAATATGGTTGGTTGAGGTATGGTCCTAGATTATTTGAAATATAGTCTTTAACTGATGCCTGAGTAGGTAGTAAACTATCAGATGCAAATACACCACCAAGAGTATCAGCGTCAGAGAAACCTGTAACCGTAATGTCACCACCAACGATCTTAATAGATGATAGTTCAGAGATACTAACAGTACCAACGAAACTGATATTACCAGTTCTGTTGAAGATCGTAACAAAGTTACCAACTTTAAAGTCACCAAACTCGTTAGTACCTGAAGTATAAACCTGACCGAATGCTTGTTCTGATGCTTCGTATGCAGTACCTAGACCGAAACCACCGTTCTGTGGTAACGCAGCGTAGGTATTACCTGAACCTGAGAATTCCCAAGTATGTGATGATGAGTTACATACGGATGGTCTGTGGAACTGAATTGCTTTACCGACAAGACCAGATAGGTTACCACTAGCATAGTCGTACCTAGTATTAGGTGAAGCAGTCAATGTATAATCCATTGACCTGTTAGTTGTAATCTTAGCAACAACTTGAGTACCAGGAGCACCAGAAACAACTTCAGTTTCAAGAATGATATGCTCAACAGCAGGGTCTGTAGGATTAGTGTCACCAATCCTGATAATGTAATCTTCAACAGGGATGTTAGTTAAGGTTGTACCAGAAACCTGAATGACCTGTCTACCATTTTCTACTCCATTTCCATCAGCGTCATTAGTGATACTATCAATAACACCAATATCAAATGAGTATGGTTCTGCTCTAAATCCAGTAGCACGTAGTGAGTATGTACCAAAGTTAGATGCTGAGTTAGTAACAGATGCATAACCACCAGACTGACAGAAGATACCATCTTGACAGAAGATAGCGAATACAGAAACTAACTGGGTGTATCCATCATTACTGACGTTGTACGCAGTACCACCAAAACAGATGATAGTGAATGCGTTTGCAACCATCGACTTACCTTGTGGGTCGAACTGTGCAATACTATTACCTAGTCCGTCTAATTTAAGACCAGGTCTAGGTACGTTAGGTGTAGCAACCTTAGCACCGTCAATGTCACAACCAGAACCACCAAGGAATGATATAAGTGAAGAGTTCTGAATGTAAGGAGATGCTTCAATAACTGGAAGATCTAGGAAAATATTAAGTAGTGGGAAACTATACTTAGCAGCATCCTGTTCCTGAATTAGTGGATCAGGAACTGTTGTAGTTCCACTGTATGCAGTACCACTTGACAATACGTTATCTAATATACCCCAGTTAGTAGTCAACGCAGATACAACGTTAGCACACTCAGGTGCAGATGAATCTACAGTGATAGAACCATTAGATATTGGAGTAATCAATGAGAAGAAACCACCCTCTAGATCATTTCTTATTGCTTTGATACATAACTCTTTTGCGTATGCGTAGATCGCACGAGTATAATCTATCTCCTCAGTGATGTGTACGATTGCACCACTTGAGATATATTTGTTAGCAGCTTCAACTATCTTAGAGTTACCAGTGTATCTGAGGTCATACTGGAATGCTCTAACGACATGAAGAATGTCATCAATACACTGCTGATCGCCAACTGAAACTGTTCTTGTGGTTGGAAGAGATCCATATCCACCAGCTTCAGTACCGATTACAGTTGTAATGATATTGAAGAATGTTGTGACAGAAGATGCTATATCAGCACATGTTGGAGTAGACGCTGCTGTATCTGTAGCATGAGCAAGACTATCAGTAACGATTGCTTGTTCAACAATAGAGAATAGAGTGTCACATGTAGATTTGACAGAAGCACAACCACCAGGTTCTACTGTAATTGTGAGATCCTTTGTCTGAGGTACACCATGCCAACCTTTAATGTTAACTGTTTCATTAGCAAGAACTTCTTGTGAGATATCACTAGCAAGTTCCATAACAGCACGTGCTTGGAATTCTTCACCATCTACGTGTGGAGTGCCGACAAAGTAACCTGCATGGTCATAGACAGCATCGTTACCACCGTTAGTAAGGTTGTATGCTACTGCTCTTAGAACATCAGATACGTCATCCTTACAATCTTGATTGTGGTTAGGTATAGTAAATCTTGGATTTGCTATTGGGTCAGTTGCACGAGGATATTTCTTAGTACTCTGATCTCCATAAGTACAACTCAACTCTAATGATTCTACTGCAATCTTAATTGTAGACTTAGCATGACTGATACCATTAGCAGCAGAACTGACGTAAGTATGAGGATTTGTGTTTGTTGATGGAGTAGTATCTAATGTTTGTACATCAAATGTATTTGTAGTGATGTTAAAACAGTTAACCCACTTTTCAGCAATTGGATCTGATGATCTAGGATATGCAGTTGTGCCACCACTACCATAAGTACAACTAAAGCTTATTGCACCGACAGCAAACTTAACCTTATCACCTGGTTGGAACCCGTGATTGGCAACGGTGACTGTCATTATACCCGTTGTTGGGTTATATACACCATTAGTGGAAGTATAAGTTTGAGGTGCTGAAAGATCGTTGGCACCGATATTTAATACAAGAGCACCAGTTGTAGGATTATATGTTCCTGAAGAAGGTACGTAGTTATTAATTGTGGATGCAGTTGCTCTCTTAATACCATTAGATGTTGCACTAATGAATGTGTGATTGTAGTTACCACCAGTAATAACTGAGTTGTTAAGTGCAGACTGATAAACGTGTGCAGTAGTGTTGGATGAAATACCAACGTCAATAGTAATTGTAGTACCAGATGATGCTACGATAGGAACTGAAGTATTGTATGTCTTATCTCTCTTCTGTTGAATACCATTAGATGTTGCAGATACGAATGTGTGTGTATCTAAGTTTGTAGATGGAATAGTGTCAAGAACCTGAAGATCAAATGTTGATGAGGTTACGTTGAAAACTTTCTGCCACTGGTTGTAGATAGGATCAGATGATCTTGGATATGCCTTGATAGCAGCTGAACCAGTTGCACCATTATATCCACAACTGAATGAAATAGAACCTTCAGAAAGTTTTACCCAATCTCCATTTCTCATACCATGAGCAGCAGTTGTGGTAATCTTCATGATACCTGTATTAGGATCATATGTTGTACCAGTTGTTGCAGTATGTGAATCTACGATTGATCTTGGATATGCATGATCAGTTGAATTACCATCAGCAGCACACTTGAATGTAACCGCACCTGTTGTAAGTTTGATATGCTCTTTAACATGCTTCAAACCAAGAGATGTCGCAGATACAAATGTATGAGCGTCACTAACGGATACCGCTACACCACCAGTACAATCGAAACTAAATGTGTTCTGAGTAACTCCCCAGATGTTTAACCACTTACCATCAGCATATTGACCTGCCTTAGGATAAGATTCATTACCACCACCACTATATCCACAAGACATTTGAATACTGCCTTGTGCAACATTAATCTTGTCTCCTTCTTGGAAACCATGATTATTAATAGTTACAGTAAATATACCAGTGCTAGTGTCTAATGCTGCGTCTGTGACTGTATGACTAGTAGGACCTTCAAGAGTGTGATTACCTATAGTCAACTCCATAAGACCTGTTGTAGGCGTATATGTAGCGTTCGTAGGGGTGAAAGTGACAGGAGGTGTAGTGCCTACGTTAATATCGAAAGTATTTTGTGCAACGTTAGTAACACTCTTCCAAACATTAAGTGCTGGATCTGTTGCTCTTGGATATGTGTGCTTGGAGAAGTTATCATCCATTGAACAAGTGAATGTCAATGAATCCTGTGCAACCTGTACCTTCTCTCCTATAGTAAATCCATGATTAGGAATTGTAAGAGTTAGTACACCTGTGATTGGTTCGTAGTTAGCACCAGTTACAGTATGCTGTGTAAATCCAGTGTCATTATAAACAACTGCTCTTGATACCGCATTAGTTGTAGCACTTGACCATGTGTGATTGGTAACGTCAGTCTTAGCAGGACCTACGTTAACTTTAATATTATTTGCGTCTACCTTCTGTACACCGATCCACTTGTTATACCATGGGTCTGTAGTACGAGGATATGACTTGATAGATGCATCGCCATCTAAGTCACATGTGAACTTAATAGAATTTGCAGCAAACTGAACTTTATCTCCATCTACAAATGGGTGACCATTCATAGTTAAAGTCATATATCCAGTTAACGGATCGTATGATCCTGCAGTTGGTGTGAACTGATATGTAGCTACACCTTGGAATGTATGAGGATTTGTGTTTGTTGGAGTTGTTCCGTTTAGAGCATTGATAGTGATCTCATTTCCATTGACTGCATCAACAGCAACGTCTGTTAGTTTTGAAATGAAACGCTCTACAGATTCCTCAGAGATAAACTTGTTGTTAGAATTCAATAAGTTTGCTGCATCTTGAGTTAGGTTAGGAACTGTACCATAGACAGCTCTGTCTAGGGTGATGCTAGTATCGTAGTACTGAGGTGCAAGAGTATGAGGATGCCTTAGTATTGGTAGGTTACGGATAACCTTCATGCAATATTCTTTAGCATAGTTAAATGCTTCTGCGTATCTATCCTTATTACCTGTGCTTACATAATGAATGTAGTAGTTTGCAGCATCATATACTCTGTCATTACCACCCCATTTGAGGTTATGGTAAAGTGATTTCTGTAAGAAGTCCTTAAGGTCATCAGTACATGCTGAAGTACCGCCTGTAGGAGTATATCCTGCGTTGGCAGCAAGCATCTTCTTAACTGCTACTTCAGCAATTAATTCAGCGTTATTAGCAATTAAGTCTGCACCATCACCTTGCTTGTTGCTGACAGGGAATGTATTTGGAGTTCTATATGGTTTTCTTATATCATTGAATGAACCATCAGTACCAGTAGTTCCAGTAGAGATAGTGTTTTCACCAATGTCTAGTGTAAATTCTCTATGATCATATACGTCAGAGATTGCCCAAGTACCATTGATACCAGCAGTAGAACTACCTGAAATTGTGACACCCGCAGAAACACCAACGTTGACTGTAACTGTACCTGCAGCATCTACTGCTGTGATTGGTAGAGTAGCACCGTATGCAGGATCTGTTGCTCTTGGATAGGTATGAGATGTTGCGTGGTTGTCTCTAGAGCATGTGAAACTAATAGCACCATTAGCAATAACCAGTGTATTAGCAGTTGTATAAGCATGAGCACCAATTGTTAATACTAGATCTCCTGTTACAGGATTGTATGTTGCATCAGTTACATCTTTCTGAACACTACCTTGTGTAATTGTAATAGCATTAGATGCTGTACCACCATTGTATATGTGGTGATGATTTCTAAATCCTTTGCTTAAGTTATGACCAGTATTGACCTTAACCTTAAGGTAATTGTAGGTTAGTGTCCACTCACTGATAGGATGTGTAAAGGTATCTCCTAAAGCATTGAATGTTGTAGGTCCTATTACAAGCGTACTGCTTCTAGTACCAGACTGTTCATAATGTGACTTAACATATCCGTATGCTTCTTCTGCAATAAATTCTTGGTTTCTCTTAATAGATTCAGCACCATCTCTATATCTGTCAGTCTGAGAGATCTTGGTAAATCCATAAGGAGAGTTTCTTAAGGATGCTAGAACATAGTTACTAGATGAGATAACTGTTTGGTTACCAGTTGGGTTAAGCGAAGCAGAAAATACACTGATAGCAGCTCTTATAACAAACTGTAGGGAGTATCCATCAGCACGTTCAATACGGTGTGTGATGTACTTACGTCCATTAAGGTCAGCA